CTTCTCGAAGTCATCCGCCAAGAGATCGGTACTGCGGTGAACCCCCTCAGAGAGCGAACTGAGGCGGAGAAAAGACAACAGCAGCAAGACGCGACACTCGCAAAGCAGCGCGAAGAAGTTCAAGGCCAAGTTAACTCGTTCTTCGCTGCGAACCCGGATGCTCGGCAATACCTTCCGGTGTTTCAACAGACAATCAAACAATTCCCAGATATGTCCCTGGGAGAAGTTTGGGCCAGGATACAGCTTCACCACGCTCTGAACCCGCAATCGCGGAGTCAACCTCAGAACTCGCCTCGGCGAAGTCTCCCGTCAGGTCGTCCTGCACCCACGCAAGGGGATGGCGAACTGGCACCCGTAAGCGATTCATACGAGGCTATCGTCAGAGCCGCTATGGACGCTTCTGGCATACGCTAGTGTGAATCACACAGGAGACTATTCAAATGCCTGCCTTAGACACCGTGATCAATGCAATGCTGACACGGAGTCGCGCAAAGCTTATCATGGCTTCGGCGATCTCTGGGACCGTCAGTGCATACCTACACGCTGCGAAGCGTGTCATCGTGGAGGATGGTGGTCCGTCGATCACTAACCCCCTGATCGTTGGGCTCAACCCCAATGTCACGTCGATGCAATACTACGACCAAGTTCCGGTCGCGCAAACGAACGAGTTCACGACAGTCTCATACAGCATGAGTCGCGTCGTGGGGTCGCTCATCATCTCGGATCAGGAAGAAGATGAGAACCAAGGACGTGCTGCGATCTTCAAAATTCTCAAGGGCAAGATCATGGCCCTCGATGAAAGCATCTCGCGTCAATTTGCCACGTACCATACGGCTATCGGTACGGGGACAGACCCCAACGGACTCGGGAACCTCATTCCTGCTGATCCCACCACGGGCTCGGTTGGTGGAATTTCTCTCGCAAGTGAGGCGCAATGGAGGAGTTCCAGTTACAACTTCGCCGGTACGCTCACACCCGAGAACATCGAGGAAGCATTCGACGACATCCTCGAACTGGACCTCAATCGCTCAAGCGATGGACAGACTAGCCCGAAGCCAACCGTTATCTTCGCTGGCCGTAACATTTATCGACTTCACAAAGCGGCGGTGAGGGACAAGTCCACCATCATGCTCGGCGAGACTGGTACGGGCAAGAAGTTGACCAACCTTGGCATCGTTGGCACGACTCATAACGGTGTTCCGCTCCTCTTCGATGAGAAGCTTGCGCCGAACGTCGCGTACTTCGTTAACGACGAGTACCTCACGCTGCATGTTCTTCGTGGCGTTAACATGAAGATCAAGCAGTTGGTCGCTCCGTGGGACACGGATGCAACTGGCCGCCGCGTCGTGTGGGAGGGTCAGCTTTGCAGCTGGCGTCAATACCGCACTCACGCATTCCTCACAAACTAACTGTGTGAGTCACACATGATAACTTCTAACATGAACGGCGCAAGACTCGCGTACGTTGTCGTCGATCTCAGTGAGACTGTCGGCACCGTGAAACGCGAGGTTGTGACGTGGACGAAACGCGAAGGGCTCAAGAAGAAGATGGTCGAGGAGCCAGCTGGCTTCCTCGTCTACTTCCCTCGAGGGCACGTTATTCGTCTGCGTGACAAGGAGGCCCTTCGACATTATGGCCTCGATGGCAGACCGCCAATCGTCAATCTGCAAGGGTTGAACGATCCAAACAGTCCTATTGGTCGAATGCTTCTCGGCCAGGAGGAGAACGCTCGAAGGGGTGCGATGGAAACCCTGGAGAAGCAGGTCATCAGACTTGCTACGGCTAAGACAGGTCCTGTCCTCATGCCGGAGCAGATCGAGCAAGAGGAGGTTGCGTAATGCAACGGGATAGACAGTTCTTCCAACAGGGTGTCAATAACTACGTACCGGCAGCACAGTATGCTTGCGGCCCTCTCCACGCTGCCCCCGAGAGACTTACGCTTGGCTCACCGGCTGCGGCGTCACCGACCTTCATCACGACGTTGGTCCCTGGCGCAACAGCGAACGGCGCAGTTATCAACACTATTGCGTACCTCGCGACGCCGAAGCTTCTGGATGCTACTTATGGACGCACCATCACGGTGACTCCATCGGCTGATCCAGGGGCTACGACTCTTGTGGTTGGTGTGGTTGGCTATGACTACCTTGGTCAGCCAATGCAAGAGAACATCACGCTCCCGAATGGTGCCTCAGCACTTGTCGCGGGACTCAAAGCGTTCTACCTCGTGATCGGTACGAGAGTCGTCACGCTCGCCACGAACACAGTCACCTTCTCTGTCGGCTCAGGGCTCAGGCTTGGATTGCCGTATAAGAGCAGGATCGTAAGCGCGCGCGAGAATGTGACCGACCTCACTTACGCGCAAATCAACACGGCACACAACCCTCCGGTCCTTACCGATCCACAAACTGCCGTGACCGGCGATCCTCGTGGAACGTACACACGCCTCACGGCGCCGGATGGCACATATACGGAACTTGCGGTACAAGGCGATCCGTGGGTGAATCCTGCGAACAACGGAGGGCTTTACGGCATTCGCCAGATTTCCTTCTAGTGTGAGTCACACAACAACGGGCGGTACGGAGGACGACGGTGAGCGCAACGATTCGCGAGATTGTGAACGAGGCCCTCACCGTCGTTGGCGAGGTGACTGGACCTGGCGTGCAGGTGTACGAAGACGATCGAATGAAGGCTGATGCCATTCGTGCCTTCAACATGGTGTTCAAAAAGTACAACTGGCCTCAATATCTACGCTGGTATGCAGTCACACTAGATGGGACAACGGGAAAGCCGACGACAGGACCATTCGAGCAGGTACTCACGTTCGAGGATTTCGTTGCGGTGCATCGTCAAGGCGAGATGCATCGTTTGCCTATCGCTCCAACAAGGATGAACCCATTCGCTCTAGCTCTCCAAGGAAGTGCGCGTCCTATGTACTGGACAAGCCTTCGTGCTACTGATCCCGACTATAGGCTCAAGAAAATTCTGATCTACCCTGTCACCTCGATTGGTGATGTGAACGTGCTGGCGAAAGAATATCCTATGATACCTCCTGCGGTCCAGTTCAATTGGGATCAGGAGTTCTTCCTTGATAAAGATATGCTTGTCTATGCAACTGCCTTCATGACGCTCTCAGGAGATGACTTGAACGCTGGTGCTGCGGATGTGGTGCGGAACTTGATGGAGATGAAGTATCGCGATGTATTGTCTGCGCTCAGCAGCCATCCGATCCCGATCACAGATTACGGCGTGCCGCGTGACTTGATCGAACAGGCGTCGGTCGAGCCGCTGGAAGGCCACTTGAAGCTGGTTGAGAGTCCGCGATGATTAGCGTCTTTCCCAAATCACTCAAGACGCCTCAACGCAATAAGCTTGAGAACATCACTCTGCGTGGGTTTGCGGGTGGCTGGAATGCCATCGAAACCGACATGCAGATGGAATCTAGCTATCTTGTCACTGTCAGGAATTTTCGACGCACGCCGGGGGGAACACAGAAGGTACGTTATGGATCACGTTGGCTTGCAGACTTGGTTAATCTCACTACCACGGATGATATTATCGTGGATATGGAGTATTTTGCTAGTAACCTTATCTGTGTTCTCTTCTCAGGCATCGTGGTTGCGGTCAATAACTCTGGCGTGAAAACTGTAATCTGGAACACAGCGATTGCTGCTGCACTCCCTGGCGCGCCCGCGGCTTGGAGCAGTGGCCTCGACTCGATTGACTTCGTGCCATACAAGGATCAGCTGATTATCCACAACGGGGTTGACAAGCCTATCACTATCGACAGTGCGCTTACAGTCACGTATCTACAGGACCTTGCTACTGGAAGCAATATCAACACGCCCATCGGCAAATATGGCTGTGTCGTCCAGAACTACCATGTTGTCGCCGGTGTTGCAGTGACGCCAACACAGATTTACGTGTCATCTGTAGGAACAGCGGGGACGTTCTTCGGCGATCCCATCCCTAATGACTCGATTGTCATCGATATTGGTGCATACTCGCCTCAGGGTGCGTTTGAGATTAGAGGCATTGCTGGCTTCCGAGGTAATCTGCTTGTGTTCTTCGCTGAACAAACTGTGATTGTAAAGCTTGGCGTATACAACGATGCAGGCGTTCACACTCCACAGTTTCCTGATGCGATGCCCACGTTTGGTCTGTTAGGTCATCGTTGTATTCTGCCGATTGAGAACGACATTCTATTCGCCGGTTTGTCCAACGTAGCGACGGCGAAAAAGAACCTATTCACAGCTACACTAGAGAGTTCAACGCTTAGTGATCGCATCGAGCCTCCCTATCGTGAGACAGTTGCATCGCTCACCGATGAGGAGCAGTTAAAAACGTGTTGGATGGTGTACGACGTTCTGTCACATGATGTTCTTCTCTTCACACCAACGGATCGCACTTTTGTCTATAGCTTCAATTCTAGGCTCAAGTACGCTGCATGGTCGGAGTATAGTGATCTTGCTGTTCAGTGTGGCTGCCGATCAGCATTAGGTCGTCTGTTCTATGCTAGTGGCCTTCGTATCTTCCAGCACGGAAATACCACTTTCGACGGAGAAGATTTCGATCACGATAGGATTCTAGATCGCGATGGGAGCTGGGCTAACGGGACAGGCTTCTCTGAGGGTGCCCTCGCGCTCGATACACTGACGGGCATTGTCTATGTATGTCTTCAAGGACATATAAGCTCGTCATTGCCAGGCACATTCGCTCAGGATCGAGCCAGAGTTCCCGCCTTATGGGAAGTCTACGACGGAGTTGACATAAGCTTCCAGATTGAGCTGCCATGGCTTGACAGTAAAGACCCCATGCGGATCAAGTTCCTGCGCTTCATCAATATGGCGACGAAGGGAACACATGGATTTGTCATCAGTGCGTACGTGGATAATCTCTTCAAGGACCACGATGGGAACCTCGTCTTCGGACCAGCAGCGGAGATGGCCTTCGTAGGTAATGAAGCTGTAGGGTTCGGTTACGACGCTGGTCCTTATGGTGGTAGTCGTCGGAGTGACGATCCTAGACTGTTCAAATTCCCATGCAAGTTCAAGAAGATCAAATTTACTATCCACTCTACAGGGACGAAAGGCGGGCCACTCGAAATCGTGAATATGTCGTTCCTGTTCTCTCGCGGTCGATACAAGCGCTAGTGTGAGTCACACATGACCCTGACCTACACATCGAGAATGAAGCTTGCAGTGCCGGACTTCCTCACGGAGCCTTGGCATTCTGAGTTCGCGCAAGCGATGGACTCTATTGATCGCCTGGTCTTTAATGCGCTTCTTATGCAGGGCGCTGCGCTCTGGACGAATAGCACAGCTTACGTTATTGGTGATATCGTCATTAGCCCTGATACTGGGGCATTATATACATGCGCTGCGCCTCATACGAGTAGTGCATCTCCGCAAACCTTCACGGCAGAATTAGTTGCTCATCCCACATTCTGGATGACGACGGGTCCGACGCTCGCAACTCAGGCGGAGGCTGAGGCAGGCGTTGACAACACCAAGTTCATGTCACCTCTGCGAACAAAGCAGGCAATTACGGCGCTCACTTCACAAACTGCTTTGTTCACTCCTCGTGCAGGGCAACTGACTAGAGTTTCTGCATCACAACTGAAGTTCTCTCCTTTCAACGGGAACAAGATTAAGGTCAATGGTGTCCTATATGACATTCCCGCGGCCGGAATCGCGGGGCTCAACAACACAGGTGTTTACGTCAGTGGGGTCCCTGGAGCAAATCTCTCTCCGAATACCAGCTACACAGTCTTCGCGGAGATTCACGGAGGAATCGTCACTGCAAACTTCGCCTCGGTAGGACATAGGCCGAGTCAGACCGTTGGTAATGAGGGTGTTGAAGTTGGATGGAATGGTTCGACTGAATTTCCTAATTCAAGCGTGATTGGCATTATTCGCACTAACGGCTCATCGCAATTCGCAGACGATGGGGCTACTCGTTGGGTGCGTAGTTGGTTCAATGATCCAGGCGTGTCACTCGTCGCGGCATTTACAGCAGGTAGAAACTTTAGTAACACAGGATCATATGCAGAAATTAACGCTGAAGCGCGTGTCCAATGGCTAAGTTGGGCAAATGAGCCTGTGATGCTCGCGTTTAATGGCTCGTTCTTCAGCACAACGAGTGCAGCGATAGGAATATTCGTCAGTATAGGAATTGATACAGCAACTCCGGTAGATACATACGCCAGAAGAGGAACTGGCGCAAATAGTGAATCAAATGATCTGGCTACTACTTTCACGACCATCAATCTCTCTGAAGGGAATCACTTCGCGATGGTTCTCGGGTTCGTGACAGCAGGAACTGCTCAGGTTATTGCGGATGTAAACTCGGCGGGCAATAGACCCACATTGAAGTGCTTCATCGCTCCAAGAGGTTAGTCATGGCAACACCTTCATGGCTTTCAAACTTATACGCTCCTGCAACCACAGGAACCACGCCACCATCTTCGCCGCCAGTGCCAGCCTCATTGATGGTACTGACATCGAGTCCTGTGCCATCACCGCCGCCTCCACCTGCGACATCTCTAGGCGGAGAGCGGCGAACATCGTCGGTGTTCTAAGGGAGAATCATCATGTCGTGGCTTAGCAGCCTATTCGGTGGGAGCGATGACAGTCAATCCCAAATCAATGCTGCGTGGGCACAATACTTCGCGCAGCAGGAGCAGCAGCGTCAGCAGGAGGAAGCCCGAAAAGCACAGCAAGCTGCACAAGATGCTGAGACTGCACGCCAACAAGAGCAGCAGCGCGAGTTCGACGCTCAGCTTCAGCTTCTCCAGCAGCAGAACCAACCAACTCCGCTTGAGCAACAGCAACAAGAGCAGCAGATCACGGACTTACAAACTCAGCAGCAAAGAGATGCTCTCAGACAGAGCGCGTTAGGCCAAGTAAATCAAGCGTTCACGCCTGAGTTCGAGCAAGCAGCTTTACCATCCACGTTCGACGATCCATACGTTCAGCAGGCATATTCTACAGAGAGAGCGAAGGCCGATGACTATCTGAACAATTTGCTCAAGCGTAACGTCATCACACAGCAAGGCTTCCAGGGAGGCGAAGCGGCAGCAGAGGCACAGGCCCCAGGCGCGCGTACCACGCTAGCGGATGTAGGCAATCAGCTTCTGGAAGCACAGCGGCAGAAATACACGGATATCGCTAATCGTGCAAGGAACACTGCATCAACACTCGACATCGGGCAGACGTTCGACCCAAGCGTATACACGAACGAGCTAGGAACAGCAGAGAACGAGTTCGCGAACACGTTTGGCGATGTATACGGAGCGCGCGCACCGAAAGGGCTGTTCGATCTCAAGGCACTCTCGCAGGCAGCAGGAACTGCACAAGGCGCACAGAACCTTGCATTCGATCCGGCAGCGGTACAGGCCGGCACATCGGACGAGACAGCGTTCCCAATTCCGCCTAAGCGACGACAGCAAACGGCCGTGTTCTAGTTATGTGATTCACACAGGAGTTGACAATGGACCCGATTTCTGGTGGATTAGCCGTTGCTGGTTTAATAGCCAGCCTAATGAAGCAGCGGGATGCAAGAAATCTCGCCGCGACGAACTATGCTAATCAACAGGCACAACTCGGTGAGCAACGCCAGATTGGTTATCAGGCGTATAACGATCAACAGAAAGCTCTCGCCGACGCTCTCCTAGCCGCACGTTCCGGCCAGGCAGATGTACTCCGGTCAGCAGGTGGCGTACGTACAGATCAGTTTGGGAATACCACCTATTATGACCCACGACAAGGACGATGGATCACTGCCCTCACCCCCGAGCAGCAATACCTCCAAAATGCCGAGCAAGCCCAACGTGGACGAGCTTTGGCTAGGGGTGCACAGGCTTCCGAGGATTATGCCAGGGAGCGTGCCGGATACCTCTATAAAACCCCTCCGGGAGAGGCCGAAATCCAAGACCAAATAGCGGCACTTCTCCAACAGGCGCGTGGTACTGGTGAGCGTGAGTTGAATACTCTCGCAAACCGTGTTGCCCTTCGCACTGTAGGCAACGTCCCGCAGGTCCAGCAGCGCTCAACAGCGCAAACGGCAGGAGAGCTATACGCCAAGGATGCCCTTCAAGCACGTCAGCAAGCACTTGCAGAGTACCAGTCTCGCTTGAAGCAACATCAAGAAGAGTATCTTCCCGCAATGCAGGAGTTCGAGAAGACCGCAGACTACATGCCAGCAGAAGGCCCAACAGGAAGGCAGGTTGCAGGCTTGGCAGCACAAGGAGGCTCAGACATTCTTGGCGCGCTCTCCAACTATGAGAAACTGGTACCGAGCGTCATTCAGACTGGTGCCAAAGGACTCGAATCCGCAAGTAATACACTGAGCAAAGGCATCTCGTCTGCATACGGAGGTGCAGGCGCGGCTGGTGCTGCTTCTATCCAAGCCGCAAATGCAGGTCCAAACCTCGGCCAGTTCGCAGCCCTCATCAAAGCTATTCAGCCTAGTGGCAAAACGGGAACTTCCAAACTCGATACTAGCCTCACGCCATCAGGACCAACTGCGATCGGGACTCCTGAGTTCTATATGAACCCTGATACTCCTCTCAAGCCTGGTGTAGACTACGCAATGTCACCCGACTACAGCTTCTTCTAGGAGG